CATCGTGCCGCGAAGCAGCGATTCGGCTTGATACGCTTGTTTGACCTCAGAGTCGAAAAGATCAACAAACGCCGTAGTGACGTTCTGCGCCATTGCAGATACCTCCTAATAGGTTTCAACAAAACGCTTCCGTTATCCGAGGTTTCGGGCGGTCGCTTGCGCGTTATGGCCGCGCCAACCAGTAGAATACTACATTCAACGGGCCGGTGCGCGGTTAGCCGTTAAGACTAAAATACACGCAAGCGATACTTATTGCAAGAGTTTAGGCTCTTTGCTGTGATTGGAACCATTGACGCTCTATCTTGGTACGCCAAGCAGCATCAGTTTTCCAACGCGGATCTGCAATCGCAACATTAAGATCTTCCTTGGTAAACTCTGGCTGCTCAACCACAGGCTTGATCGGAATGTTCTCATTCGTAAGAGCCTGATGATATTTTAGGAACGCATTGATCGAGTCAGCATTATTCAAAGAATATGCTATTGCTTCACGCTCAGAGTTATTAAGTGGCGCTTTCATTAGAATACGCTCCGTCATCTGGATCTTTTCAGAGGCATTTGAGCCTAGTTTTTCCATCTCAGCGCGTTGATCGTACTCAACACTTTCTTGCTCATCCTTTGACATCGATAAGACACGACCGGCCAAATCCTCGAATGCAGCCTGGCTAATCCCGTTTTCCTTAGCCCAATCCTGATATACGGCGACAGTCGGATCGTCAGCGTCCAAACCCTGATCCGCAAGTGAAGATATATCATACTGCTCCGGTGCTTTATGCTTGCCCGACTTAAATTTCTTTTCCAGCTCTGCGTAACTTTTCGCCAGCTTTTCAACATCAGGGCCATCCTCATCCCAAAACTTTGCAGGGTAATAATCAGGGCGCTCCAGCGGCCCATCGTCATCTTCAGACGCTTGCATCTCTTCCTGTGGCTGCTCATGAACCGGAATGGGTGCATCCTCTTGAGGAGCCTCTGGCTCTGCCACGTTAATCATCGGCGCATTTGCGTCCGCTTCTACTACTGCCGCTTCCTCAGCCATTGTTTGACCTTTCTATTTTTTTCTCAATCATGCGAACAATCTCTGCCATTCCCGTTCTGGCATAACCAAAGCTCGCATCTTCTCCAGGGTGCCAAGTTGGCTGTTCAATCGTAACGCTGCGCAAATGGCTTAAAACCTTCTGCCCTTCAGAACTCTTGAAAACTTTACCATATAGAATGTCTATATCTTCAGCTCTTGGCGCTTCACTGACAGCCTGGGTTAATCCTTCCCAGCCTTCGGGTGAACTCATTGCATTGCCTCCATTGTAGCCCCTCCATCAGTTGCAGCGGGTGGGCCTTGTTCTGCCATCATTGCTTGCTGCATCTGTTCCATCATCATTTGCTGCTCTTCCGGTGTGGTAAGCAATTCTTGATTTATATTCATCTTGCTTGCGATAAATTGAGTTATGCGCGGGATAGACAGAGCCGCTTGACCCTGTGGGCCGAGAGCATTGGCTATCTGCATGAACTGCACAATATCATTTACCTCTTGTAGCTTCTGAGCCTGAGCAAGAGGCGCAACTGGTGTAACCTTAACCTCAACGCCATTTACCTTTAATGGCAGGTCAATGAATCCCTGCTGATCCATGATAAACAAAATGCGCGATACGATCGGAACCATTGTCTCATCTATCAACCGACCAAAGGCAGATCCTAGATTAGTTGCAAGCTCACGCGATCTTTCTGCAATCTCTGTTGCTGATCGAGCAGACATATTGTCAGGCGGCAGCGTGTCATCCATCAGGATCTTCTTCACGTTCATGCGCAGATCATTCATTACAATCTGACTTACGTTAAAGTCACCGGCTCTAGGGAGGGGAGCCAGTGACGCACCCTGGGGGCCACCGTTACGAGCGACACCGATAACCGCGCCAGGCTGTATCTTGATATTCTGAGGATTGAGAACGCCATCATCTGCCGCCGTATATACGCCAGCAATCGCTAAAGAAGCGTTCTTGAGAACCAGCTCAACAGTTTTGTTAAGCGTTTTGATGTCAGAAATGGCTGTAACCAATGGGCCACGTCCATATATCTCACCGGCCACCTTCCTATATCGAGCAACGATAAAGGGCGATGACTTCATTGTTCGGTAGACAAGCTCTTGCTTTTTACCAGGCCAAATAACGTGATAGCAATAAACGGCTCGCTCATAATCATAGATAACCGCATCCATCAGATCGATCTCTTTAGATGGCGATTGCTCTATTGCCTGAGCTAGTTCACTTGTCATTTCTGCGTCAGGAAACTCTTGTGGTATCGTTTCAGCCTTCATGCGGAGCTTGCGATAAACATTATCGACATTACCGAATGTTCCCTCTTCAATAGCAACGAGATACTGAGGGATAGGCGTAAAGCGGATAGGCGTAACCTCATCACCAGGTGTCACCATCATCACCGCAGTACCTACGCAAAGATCCAGCAAGAACTCGCCCATAGCCAGATCAAAGTTCGTCTGCCGCATGATTTCAAACATACGGGTTGTATAAGCATCGAGCGCTGCCTGAGCCTGTGGCTGTTGTTGTTGTGGGATGCCAGTGCCAGCCTCTAGGCGACACCATTCCTTTTGCGGGGGAAACAAGCCAGCCTGGATGCGATTAGCAAAGCGCTGAGTGGCATGAATGGCTGTAGAGTCAAAGACCCTTGCCATCTTACCTTTGCCTGGCACACCGCCCTCATAATAACCTGAGTATAGGTTTCGTTGTGGTAGAGCGAACTCATAGCAATCTTCATAGATAGAACGCCACTCATCCTTGCGAGCCTGAGCTTTGGCCTCACGTTCAATAATATCTTTTACATTCAGCCGAGCCATTTACTTATCCTTTTTTATTTCGTTGAGCAAAGTTTCGAGCCGCCTCAACAGAGCCAAACCCCCATGCCTTGAGCGCCAAAGCCTTCCTAGTGGGCTTACCCTTTTCATCTTTCATTGGCCCCTTCATTCCAGCAAAACGAGCGGCGAAGCTAACCCGCCTGGGGTTTGTTCCCTTTTTAACTGGAGCTTTTAAGTTGCCACCCTCTTTTGCCTCAAAGTGCTTACGACCAGCTTCGTTAAGACCGCCCTTTGGGTTTTGAAACTTTTTTGCTACCATCGCCCTCTATCCGCTTCATAGTGCCATAAACATAGGCTTGCTTACGCTCACCCTTTAGATTTAGCCGCTTTGCGCTTAGGAGCAGCTTTCGGTGTAGCTTCTTTGGCATCAGCTTTTACCTCTTTAGTTTTTTCTGGCGCTGGCTTTG